AACGGCTCAGACCCTCGCGCTCGAGGATCCGCCAGCGGGTGGCATCGCTTCCCGCGCGGCGCAATTCATCACCGATCTGATCGAGGTAGAGGTTTTCCTCGTCAGAGAGCCGGCGGGGTTGGGCCTTGAGGTCTTGCAGGATGCTGATGAGTTTCAGCATGTGGCCGCCTCCTGGTCAAGGCGGTAGACGCGGGAGGCCCCGGTATCTTTGAAGGACGTAATGTTGAGTCCGAGCTTCTTTTTCAGGGCGCCAGCAAATGCACCCCTCATGGTATGAGCCTGCCAGCCAGTTGCTTCACAGAGCTCTGCGATGGTCGCGCCGTTGGGACGACGAAGCATTTCAATTACGGTGGCTTGTTTTGAGGTTTCCCGAGTGCGTTGTTTGCCCTCGACACCAACCTTGATCATGCGTTGGGCGACATCCTGACTTTCTGGCGCCCGTGTGGCCTCAGCAACCGCCACGACGGCCGCAACCTGGGGATCGGTAGGGTGGCTGCCCGGTAACGGACGGGCGCGCCCAAGGGCGTCGTAGCCCTCGGGGGTGATAAAGCAGTCGTGGATCCCGATGCTGGTGATCAACGCCTTGTTGAAAAGGCCATCGACCACTTTCGTTCTGGCGCCGCCTTTGACATTGTCGGGAAACCAGGTGACGAGCCCATCGGGATGGTCAGCCGCGTGTTCGAGGACTTGGCGTTGAGTGTCAGTCAGTTTGATGTGGTTGGTCATGATGAATCTCCTGTGGGTGGGTGATCAAAGGTTGTGAATTGCTCGGGCCTTGTCGAATCCGACCCAGGCACCAGTCTTGTCCAACCCGCGGTTGGCAAGCTCCTCGCGTGCCAGTTGGTTGAGATCAAGCTCGCCGCGGCTGACAGCAGCCAGGACTTTGGTTAGGGCGATTTGGATGAAGCCGATTTCGTCGATCGTGAATTGCTGCGTGGTGTAGGTCATTTCGTGCTCCTGGGTGGCGTGGTTGGTATTCAGTCTTCCCAGACGTGGGTTCCGTCCAGGGTGATCCACAGGCGGGCGTCGTCCTCGGTGGCCATCTCGCGCGTTTGCCGACCGGTGGCCATGTGCGCACCTTCCTTGCCGGTTGCGAGGTAGGTCTGACCGGCGTGAATGACTTCGCAGGGCTCGCCTTTGTGAAAATCGACCTCGATATTCATCACGCCGCGTAGGTGGCCGTTGGTGTCGGTGATGATGGCTTCGATGATTTGCTTGGTGGTCATGTTCTGCTCCCGTTGGTGCGTTGATGGTGATTACATGAACGCTTCGATTCGAGGACTAGTCAAGCGGTTCATGCTTGCATTCGCAGATTTATTTTCAACCAGCCCGTAGCACCCGGAGGCCCTCGTGCGCCAGGGTCAAGGCAGCTGTTTGAAACGCGAGGTGGCCAACGCCAGGCGCATCCCGCGCATCGTCGATCAGTTCATTCACTACCGCCGCAGACACTGCGCGCATTGCCGCGCAGGCGGCGTTCTGTCGCTCAGCCGTCGCGGTTCTGACTTCCGGGCAAAGCCGGATGAGGGTGGTGAGGGCGGCTTCGGCGAGCTTGTTGCCGAGTGCATCGATGGGGTTGGCGGTGTGGGTCATTTGCGGCTCCTGCGGGGTGGTTGATGACGATGTCATGAACGCTCTGTTCTGATTGTTAGTCAAGCGTTTCAGCGCGAATTCGTGATCTTTCTTCCATTCGATTTCCAGGAACGCCATGGCAAAGCCATTGACCCGGGGTGGCCGAGTTATCGGCTTCGTGGAGCGCTATTGCCCTGTGCCTGAGGGCGAGCACGTAGGACAGAAGATCAAGCTCGCACCGTTCCAGAAGCGCTTCATCAAGGACATTTACGACAATCCGCGAGGCACCCGCCGGGGCTACCTGAGCATCGCGCGGAAGAACGGTAAGGCGCTTGCGCTGGATACCCGGCTACCGACCCCTTCGGGTTGGGTCACGATGGGTGACATCCAGGAGGGCGACGTGCTCTTCGATGAGTTGGGCAAGCAGTGCCGCGTGACCTTTGCGACACCGGTTCAGCATCAGCGAGACTGCTATCGGGTGTGCTTTGCCGATGGGTCGGAGATTGTTGCGGACGTAGATCACCAATGGACCGTCTACAGCCGCCGTCGCAACGGGAAGCGGATGACCCTGACGACAGATGAAATGCGGGGCGATGTCGTATTGCCCTATTCAAGAGCCGGTCATCGGGAACGCAACTATTCGGTGGACGTGGCGCAGGCTGTGGAGTGTCCGACCGCTGAATTGCCTCTGCCGCCCTATACCCTGGGGGCATGGTTGAGCGATGGCGATAGCAGTGGAGCGACCATCACCAAGTCGGTTGCAGACGGAACATTCATTGCCAAGGAGATAGCAGACGAAGGAATCGCCATCCGGAGAATCAAGGATGGCCACACGGCGCCACGCTGGAGACTCTCGGACGGCGTGCGGAATCCAACCAAGGACTGCGTTCAGAAGCGCCTCCGGCTGATGGGGTTGCTCGGCAACAAGCATATCCCCGCCGTGTATCAACGGGCGTCCATCAAGCAGCGCATGGCACTGCTGCAAGGTTTGATGGATACCGATGGCTATGCCAGCAAAGCCGGGCAATGCGAGATTGTCAGCGTCTTTGCGCAGTTGGCGAAAGATATTCTGCAATTGGTTCGCGGTCTTGGGTTCAAGGCATCCATGCGTGAGGATCGCGCGCAGCTCTACGGCAAGGATTGCGGACCCTATTATCGAACTCAGTTTTGGGCTTTCCGTGATCGGCCGGTTTTTCGGCTGAGTAGGAAGGCAGAGCGACTGAAGGCAAGGCCCGCTCGGTCGCGCAACGAAAGAAACTACATCGTCGGCATTACGCCGGTCGCAAGCGTTCCGGTTCGTTGCATTCAGGTCGATTCGCCGTCGGGCCTGTTTCTGGCCGGCGAAGGATTCACCCCGACGCACAATACGGCCTTGATCGCCGGCATCATGCTGGCGCACCTGGTCGGGCCGGAAGCCAAGCAGAACAGCCAGATCGTGAGCGGCGCCCGCAGCCGAGAACAGGCGGGGCAAGTCTTCAACTACGCATCGAAGATGGTGCAGTTGTCGCCAACCCTGTCGGGGCTGGTGCGCATTGTCCCGAGCGGCAAGCGTCTGATCGGCCTGGCGCGCAACGTCGAGTATCGGGCGCTGTCTGCCGAAGGGACCACAGCTCACGGCCTGTCACCGGTGCTGGCGATCTTGGACGAGGTCGGCCAGGTCAAAGGGCCACAGGACGCTTTTATCGACGCCATCACGACAGCCCAGGGTGCTCACTCGGCGCCACTCTTGATTGCAATCAGTACCCAGGCGGCTGACGACGCGGACTTGTTCTCGCAATGGCTGGACGATGCGGAGAAATCAGCTGACCCGCGCATCGTCTCGCACGTCTATGCCGCTCCGAAGGATGCCGGCCTGTTGGACAAGAAGGGCTGGCGCGCCGCAAACCCGGCGTTGAGCATCTTTCGCAATCTGGACGATCTGGCCGAGCAGGCCAAGCAGGCCAGTCGCATGCCAAGCGCGGAGAACACCTTCCGCAACCTGTGCCTGAACCAGCGGGTTTCAACCGTCAGCCCGTTCATCTCGGTCGATGTCTGGAAGTCCTGCGGCGGCCTGGTCATGGAATACGGTAGTGCGCCAGTCTGGTGCGGCCTAGATCTGTCATCCCGCACTGACCTGACGGCGCTGGTCATGGTCGGTCGCATCGCCGGCGTCTGGCACGTCACGCCGCACTTCTGGACCCCGGAGCAGGGATTGATGGAACGCGCTAAGCGCGACCGCTCGCCCTACGACGTCTGGGTGAGACAGGGCTACTTGCACACCACGCCGGGGGCCACGGTCGATTATGAATTCGTCGCCCAGGACATCGGCGCGATCCTCGGCATGATGGACGTGCGCGCGATTGCCTACGACCGCTGGCGCATTGCCTTGCTACAGAAGGAACTCGACGCACTGGGCATCACCCTGCCACTGGTCGAATACGGCCAGGGCTACAAGGACATGAGCCCGGCGCTCGATACCTTGGAGTCGGAATTGCTCAATGCGCGCATGGCGCACGGCATGCACCCGGTTCTGACGATGTGCGCAGCCAACGCCATCGTGGCCAAAGACCCTGCCGGCAACCGGAAGTTGGACAAGCACAAGGCGACGGGCCGTATTGACGGACTGGTAGCGCTGGCGATGGCAATGGGCGTGGCCAACTTGAAACAAGAGGATTCGATCGTGATCGATAGCAGCTATGAGTTGATGCTGGTTTGACTTACCCGGTCGCCCGCTTGCGGGTGGCCCGGGTAGGACGAGCCGGTGGCGGTGGAGCGTAACTTTCCACATAAGCATCCACCAGGCGCCGGATCATGCGCTGGTACTGGGTGTGATGGATGGCTGCCTCGGACTTGAAGAACTCAACGCTCTTCTTGCTCAGTGCCAGCGTCACTTTGACGCCCTCCTCACGGAAAGCCAATTCCTCCGGGGGAGGGAGGAAGTCGCGCACCACTTTGACGTCGCCCAGCCGCTCATCCGTGTATTTGATTTTCGTGCTCATAAATTGCCTTGCCTTTCCGCCAGTAACCGGCGCCGAAGATACGTATGACACTGCCGCGATAAGTGAACCGGACGGTCAGAATGCCGCCTTCGACCTCGCCGAAACAGAAATAACGTTTTTCGGTTTCGCTGTGCGAGAGGTCTTCGGCGATGACGCGGTGCGGATCGGCAAAGGCATATTGCGCCTGAAAGAACGTGACGCCGTGCTTCTCTTGGTTGTCGGCATCCTTGTTCTCGTCCCAATCGAACCGCGTTTTGTTCATGTTGCCATCCTAGCACAGCAGCAGGATATAAGCCATATTAACGTACGGTAATAAATATGGGTGTCCCATTCGAGCCATGAATCTCCTGACCTTCAATATTGCGCTGCTGCTGGGATGGTTGCTGGCCTCGGCTGGTGGGATCCTCCTCAACATCGGCGCCGGCCTGCTTTTATCCGGCCTGCTGCTGATCGCCCTGACCCTCTTCAGCGCGCGCCGCTTTGGCCTGTACCTGACTGACCAGAAAGAAGCCCAGCCGAAAGACCATTCCTGATGTTCATCAGCCGGATCCAGGCGGAGGATAGATCGCCTTTTGGAGATTTCTGGTTTGAGCCGGTCAGCGTGCGCACGTCGAGCGGCGCCCGTGTCTCGGCGGACAGCGCCCTGCGTCTGTCCGCGGTCTATGCCTGCGTGCGGATCCTCGCCGAGACGCTGGCCATGCTGCCCTTTGTGCTCTACCGCCAGCGCCCTGATGGTGGCAAGGACCGGATCACCGATCATTGGCTCTATAACCTGCTCGCCAAGCGCCCGAATCGCTGGCAGAACGCCTTTGAATGGCGGGAGATGATGCAGGGCCACCTGGCCTTGCGTGGCAATGCCTATAACCAGATCAGCAGTAACAGCC